ATCGTTGCGCCGGGTGAAGCATTCGTATCATCAAGAGAGGTGGGATACCCGGTAGCTGGAATCGTCATGGTTTACTCCTACGGGGTCAAGTCAAGCGTAAAGATTCCGCTTGCATTCCAAGTAATTTTGAACGTACCAGACGTAGTAGAGAAATCTCCACCGAAGTCAATAGCACAAATCAAAGGTTTATTAGTGAGATCGTCGTCATAAATCACAGCGTAACGGGCACTCGTAATCGTGCTCGAAGTCCACTCGACATCCGCTGCATCCCAAGTAATCGTACCGGCACTCGTAGCGAACGTGACAGAAGTCAACGACTCCCCACCAGCGCTATACCCGGCACCAGACACCTCGTTGCTCACATCAGTCTTGATGGAATCAGCGCTGTAATCAGGTGACCACACACTAGTCGTCAACATGCATTTGAAACGATCAGCAGTCGTATCATTAAAATCGATATTAAAGTTAGCTGTCTGCTCCAAGTTGTATTCCATTGGCAAACAAAAAAGGCCACTAGCCACGGTTAGATCCTCCGGTCCCAGTTATGGGTTTGGGCCGAATCGTCACATTACCGTTCGTTTGACTGTTACCGGCCATTACTTTTTACCCCGCTTTTTCTTTTTAGTGTTCGTAACCTTTTTGCCGGTCTTCGACGCATACGCACGGGCGGCTTTGCGGCCAGCCGTGGAGTAACTGAAATGTCTTGAACCAACTTTAGGCATAAGTCCTCGCTTCGCAGCAAGAGTAGCAGGCTTGAATGGGGGAGCCGGGGAAAGGGGAACCCGACCCCCCCAAGCCTACGCAACAACTATCAGGTGTTGTCGCCTATGGATGAGGATGACTCAATCCGCTGCAATGCTGCTTGGCGGAAGATGGCATGACCCACCAGGTGGTACCAGCCCACAGGGTGGAACCGGCGCAGAGTATCGGTCACAGGACCGAACACGACGCTTGGGTCTTCCCCGAAGCCAGGAGCACGACTGAACGCTTTAGCTAGCGCCTGCCTACCAGCAACAAGAGTCTGGTAAACGTTAGTGGTGCTAGTAGCGCCAGCGTCATCCAATATGGGGGCACGAGGGTTTTCAATCCACTCGATACCACCGAACACGCCAATGGAGCCGTTGCGAACAGCGGCACCTTCTTGACGGATTTGGTATTGAATAACGTCAGTTACGGCGGTCTGCTCGCGCAGATCGTAGGAAACGTCCGGGTGGACGAGGCCAATGTAGTTGCCGTTATCAAACCCTGGGGCTGAAGCTGTACGCAACTCCGCTACCGCTTGACGCCCTTCCTGAGCGCCAAATGTGTTGGCGTCAGAAACAGTGACACGGGACGTTGGGCGTGAACCCGCTGATCCCTGAGCGTAAATGACGTTAGTGCCAGCGTTAGCGACATTGGAAACAAGTTTGTCAACAGAGTCAACCATGTTGTAACCAATAATGTTCGCAGCGTCAGCATCAACATTCAAGAATGATGTGCCACGCAGCTTCGCTGTAGTAATAACCGCATTACCGTATTCGGCAAGTGTCACGACCACAGTCGAGTCGCCCAAGGCGACGGCTGTAACGTCAGACGTTTCAGTCAAAGCTGAAGTTGCCTGATCCATATTGTCATAGATGTTGAACTGGACTGATGCCCCGTTATGGGTTTGCGCGGTTGAGCGCACATCAGCGATCATTTCATACATCGGTTGGGAACGGAAAGCGAAATAAGCAAGTTGCTGAAACGCCGCCGTATCAGAGGAAACGTCCCCTGTGCCTGTATAGGCCATTGTGAAGTCCTTAAAGGGTGAGGGACTCCACTGTTAGCTAGCCGGTTACTGAGCAGCACCCCACAGGTAACCTTCATTCTCCATCAACGCCCGAAGTTCTGCTTCGGTATTCGTTGCCGCTATACGAGAATTAAGATCGGCTTGTGACACCGGGTCACCACCTTCACCCGCCGCAGCAATACGCTGCTCGGCGTCAAGTGCGTCACGTTTTACCGGCGAGGAGGGACTAGTTGCTGAAGCATCTCGTCCAACGAATCCAGCAGCTTCCGCTTCTGCACGAATAACTTCTGCATCCATTTCACCATCGTAAGCCTTTACAAAATAACTTACTTGTCGATCCTCAAGATCAAGTCCTGCGGATCTAAAAACGTCACGCCGCTCATAGCCACTCAATCTCTCTTGTGTTTCCGCAAGCTGACTTTCAGCTTCCTTCGCACGTTTTTCGAGATCTCGTCGCCAGTTCGGTTTCGACTCGGTTGGGCTG